GGAGCCAAGAAGCGTAAGCATCTGCGCGGCCAGCCAAAGGTTGCGGTTGTGATGGGCGAGTTCAAGCGAAAGACGCTTCGATCACGCAGCGGGGAAAAGGTGACAGATCCGGCGCAGGCCAAAGCAATCGCCATGAGCGAAGCCGGTCTTTCAAAAGACAAGAAGTAATGGCCCAAACGTACGAGCAACTGTTGAACCAGTTCATCTTTCCGTCTGAGATCCCGCATGATCTGCTGTATGATTCGCTGCTGGCTTCTCGGGAAGATCTGGCGAACCGTCTGCGCGGGCTCGGTACCGAAGCGATTCTGCAGATGCCGGTCGTCCAGGAAGTCCGGCGCCGGTGCAAGAGCGATCTTTTCTGGATGGCACGGTACTTCACTTGGGAAACGAACCCGGTGGGGGCTGATCGGCCGGTCTCCGAGAATCTGATCACCGAAGAAGAATACCGGATTGTCTGCGACTTCTTCGTCCGGAAGGACGATCGCAAGACGATCACAGAGCAGGACACGATCAAAAACCGCCTGCTGTTGTGGCCCCGCGGTGGATTCAAGAGCACGATTGACGTTGTGGATGTCGTGCAGTGGATCCTGAACTTCCCGGACATCCGGATCCTCTTCCTGACCGGAGCCGACGATCTGGCAACCGGATTTGTGAAAGAGACGAAAGGTCACTTCACAGTTCAGACTGACAGTCTGCCCACGCTGATGGGCCTGTTCTTTCCCGAGTTCTGTATTCCGGAAGACCAGCGAGAGAACGAATTCCAATTTACCTGTCCGGCGTGGGCGCTCAAGAAGCTCAAGCGCAAGGAGCCCACGGTTCTCGCCTCCTCGGTCGGGTCTACCAAATCCGGATGGCACTTTGAGGTCATCAAGGGCGACGACCCGGTAACGGACAAGAATACCGAGAGCCCCGAACAGTGCGCCAAGATTTCGAAGCAACTCTCGCTCAGCAAGAAGCTTTTGCGGCCCGGCGGCTACTACAACGATTACATCGGCACGCGCTATGACGATGAAGATCACTACGGGGTGATGCTCGAAAAGAACGTCGGCGATGTCAAGACTTTCAGCAAGCCATGCGTTACGCTGATGGAGAACGCGACGACAGCCACCAAGATTTTGATTGGCCGCGGGATCGTGATCAAGCAGGAAATCGCTGCCAAGCTGCTGGCCGAAGGAAAAAAAGTTGAGTACCCGGAAGCCGGCGAAGAGGGATGCGATCTACTAATCCCGAACGTCATGGGTTTCTCGTGGTTGATGCAGCAATACCGCGAGAACGAAGACACGTTCGAGGGTCAGATCAATCAGAATCCGCGGCCCACGTCGTCCACGACTTTTGAGCGCAAGGATCTGGTAGCCGCGACCGTCCGTTTTGATCAGATGCCGTGGGTGGGTGCCCCTATTTCCCAAACCTGGGATTTCGCGTACAGCGTACGCAAAGGCCGGGACTTCACAACCGGCAGTTCGGCGATGTGGAACGACAAGGGCTGTGCGTTCGTCTACGATCTGATCCGTCAGCGGTTCAAGCCGAATGATCAAGCCCAGGCAGTCGTAGACTTTGCCCGCAAAGCCGGTCCGGCGTTGTTCATAATCGGGATCGAAGACGCGAGCGGTTCGCAGAATCTACAATCGGCGACCACCGAGAAAGCACGGCAGACAGGCAACGAACATGTCCTGGCCGTCTGCAGTCGGATCCACTGGATCCCGCCTGAGCACGCGGTTGACGCGAAGCGCACGCGCATGGCGACCATGCACCCTCCCCTGATGGAAGGGCGCTTGAAGTTTGCGAACTACATTCCGTTTTTAGAGGAACTGTACAAAGAGTTCGAACGCTGCATGACCAGCAAGAGCGCCCGCAACGACATTCCGGACGTGATCTCGCAGCAACTGCAGTATGCGTCGAGGGTCATGCGGACGGTCGATAAGGACAAGATCTCGACCTGGACGCCGGGCGAGGCCGACTGGAACATGGTTTTCGAAGAGGGCGATGCGTTTGGCCGCCCGGGTATGGGCACGCCGCCCCCGATGGTGGACATCAAATCCGAGCCCGAGTTGGGCAGTGAGCAGTGCATTCCGGGTATGCCCAACGTACTGGGCGGCGGGCTGATAGGCTAATATGTCCAGAAAGCGGACAGCCGAAGACCGGCAGACCGATCGCCTGCGCAGCAAATACGGGATCACGCTCGATCAGCGAAACCGTCTGCTGGATCTACAGGGCGGCGGCTGCGCAATCTGCGGAGCGCGGGAAGCGAATTTCACGGTCGATCATTGTCACCGGTACGAACACGAAACAGGCGGAATAAAAGTCCGCGGAGTGCTCTGCGCAAGCTGTAACTCGATGTTAGGCTTTGCGAAGGATCGAACTGAAACACTGCTGGCCGCGGTCAGCTATCTGGAAAAACACAGAGGATAAGAAAATGGCAAACGGCAAAGACGAGTTGGTGAGTTTGGGTGCGAATCAGACGAATCCGTATGACGCGAAGGCGTCGGATTTCAAGTCTCCGGGTGGGCGCAAGCACGGTGAGGCCGAAGGGCAGAACGCGCTGGTTCCGCAGAACGAGAACCAGGACGGCCCCCGCAACGCCGAAGACGATGGTGACATGACCCCCTCCGTATGGGGTAAGGGCGGAAAGCAGTTTCCTGTCGGTCGCGCCGACAGTGGCAGTACCTCCGTCAGCATTCCCGAGTCCGTAGACCTCGCTACGGGCAAGATTTCTGGCGGGCACAAGGTCACGAGGGTCGGTGAAGTGCCGGACAAACTTGTTTCGATTGGGTAAGCCTGTTCACTCTTATTCGCTGTTCGCGAATCGCGGACGTTCACGGGGAGTGAACACGTATGCTGCTTGAACAACCGAAAACTGACGTACACGGCCCCATTACTCCAGACGAAGCCCGTAGTGCGCTTTCTACCGGCAGGTTTGGGGAAGACGCGGCTCTGAAGCTCGTGATTCAGGACGCCGAACGGGCGGAGAACTTCGAGAACCAGAAGCAGTGGATCATGGGTTGGGTCCAGGCGTCCGTTCTATATCAATCCCCTTACAGCGCACGCTGTTGGGAAGGCACACAGATCGAGCGGGCGAACGTCCCGTTCTTCACAGTTGCTAACGCCACCAATTCTCTGGTTCCCCAAATCATGGGTGGCCTATTCTATGAAAATCCGCCGTTCATTGTGCAGCCGCGTCCGGGCACGCGAGTACAGGCGGCCCGGGCGGTGGGTGCCGTACTGGGCTACCAACTCGAAGACATCAACTTTCGTGAGGAACTCCGACTCGGCGCCATGAACGCGGTCCTGATGGGCACCGGTATCTGGAAATACGGGTGGGAGACGTTCACACGCGAGCGCACTGTCTATCACCGGACGCAGGCGCCAGTCGAGGTCAAAAACCCTCTGGCCGAACTGGGCGGGAAGCCCCTGACGCTCGCTCCGGCGGACGAAGAGATCGAGGCCGAGGTCATCACTGAGTACGTGGATCGTCCTAGTTTTGAGCACATCGTCAATCTGCGGCACGTGCTGGTGGATCCCGGACTGAACCGGCCGGATATCCGACTCGCGAAGTACGTCGTACACCGGCAGTACCTGACGTTCGATGATCTGGACAAACTGCGCGATCGTGAGGGGTTCAAGATCCCCAGTCGCGCAAAGCTGCTGGAACTGTTCCTGCCTCCGGTAGAAACCCCGGAGGCCGCTACCGCAGAAATCTCGATTAAAAATCCGATGTGGGATGCGCGGGCGGAGGCTCGGTATTCGACAACCACGATCGACCCGTTCAACCAGCAACTCGAAGTGCTGGAGCGGTGGGACAAAGATAGCTGCATAATGGTGCTGCAGCACAAACTGGTGATCTGCAACGAGCCCAATCCATACGGTAAGATTCCCTTCCTGTCCGTGAACTGGTGGGATGTGCCGGAAGCGTTTTGGGGGCTTGGACTGGCCAAGACCATCGGTTCCGAGCAGCGTCTGCAGCAGGGAATCACGAACACGTGGTTGGACAACGCGGCCCTGGCTCTGAATGGTATGTACGTGCGTGTGCGCGGGACCAACGTCCCAACGCAGAGCATCCGGATCGCCCCGGGCAAGATCGTGGAAGTCGATAAGCCGGACGGCTTCATGCCGTTGAAGCGGCTCGATCCCGTGCCGGAGGCCGGCCAGCATCTGGCGCTCTCGGATGCGCGGGCGGAGAAGATATCGGGAGCCAACGAAGCAAGTACGCAAGGACTGGCGGGATCGACCGGCCATTCCAACCTTGCTCGATCTTCGGCCGGCGCCAATCTGATTGCCGCGGGCGCGGGCAGTCGAACGGCCGACTTCGTAGAGAAGCTAGCCAATCAGGTGATCGTTCCGTTTTTGATCGCGGCGCATGAAATGGACCGCGCCATGTTGCCTGAATCGACGCTGAAGTACATTCTGAGCGATGAACTGCAGCATGAGTACCTGCACGACGAGGTGAATCCGGCTACCGGGGACATCACTGCCAAAGGCGGGGACACGATCGAGTGGCTGAACGCCGAAGCAAAGTTCTCGGTCCTGGCGGCCGCGAAGATGCAGGCCCGGCGCAACATGGCCCAGGCCCTGCCCATCCTCACGCAATTCCTGCAGGCTCCGGGTACGACCGACCAACTCGCCATTCAGGGCAAGAAGGTAGATATCGCAGAGATCATTCGCATGTTCTTTGTCGTGTCAGACTGGAAGAACGAGAGCGCGGTCGTGGTCGATATGTCGGACGAAGATAAGAAACGGTATGAAGCGGCCAAGCAGGGGGCGCTGCAAGGGAAATTGCAAGGACAGATGGCGATCGAGAACCAGAAGTTCCAGCAAAAGCAGCAACTGTTAGACCAGGAAAATATGGGCCGTGCCGGTCGAGATGTGCTGCGCCACGCGGTTGAAAAACAATCCGAAAGCGAAGGCGGCCCGGGCGGCCCGGCGTTTGGGGCCCCCGCATAAGAGGTAAACATGGCTTATACATTACCAACAGGTGTGTGGTTCAATCTGCGTCCCGGAACAGCGGTTGCGATCACCGGGACGATCGATAATACGGGAGTACAGACCCCGTTCGCCATACTTCCATACTCGGGATTCTATACCGGGCGAGTCACGTTCCAGGCTATTTTGGATACCGTCACAACTTTTACGGCCGATCTTGAATACGACATGACGGGTGTGGATGCAAATTTTGTCGTGCATACAGCGGGGATCAATTTTAAGACCGCGCCGGGTGCGCCGGGTTTGCTGTTGAGCGGTGGTAATATCCGCTATCGCTGGAATGTGAAGAGTTGGCTCGGAACCGGAGCCGTGATTTGGGCTATCGCTGGATAAAAGGGGGAAATAATGCGTTTTCTTGCTCTCGCAATTTTGCTGTTTGCTGTGTGGCCGACTGGCGGTCACGCGCAGGATGTGGCTTTTCCGGTTACGGTCTCGTGTCGGGCTGCGGACCAGCCGCTGGCCCAGCTTCCGCCCAAGGGACTTATGGCCGGCTACACCGGTGTGGTTTTTCATACGTCCGATATGGGCGACATTCCCGAATTTGCTTTGGTAGAAATGGGGATGCCCTTGAAGTACGCGATGGCGCCGGACGCCCAGCGTTGGTGTGCTTCGACTGAATTTTTCATCAGCACCCAGTCCTTTCCGTATACCGACACACTGTTTGGCGAGTACACCGCCGAAGATGTTTGGAAATGGACGCCCGCGTTTCACGAGACGTTCGCGAGCCCGGAGGCTATGGTGAACGCGCTGCGGCATCTGAAACGCCTGATTGACGAGCGCGAAGCGCCGGTAGTGAAATAATAGGAGGTAGCCGAATGCCTAGACAGGGTTCCGCGATGCCGCTCGCAGATGCGATGGAGCGGGCTGGAATTGAACTGACCGACGAGGAACGCTACGAGATCGACCTGTACAACCGAGGGCGAGATCTCGCGCATTTGGTGCCCTCTCCTGGCTGGGATACGGCCTTGGCCATGCTTCAGAGCTATCCCGCAAACGCGGTGCGAGATCTGATGGGCTTGGCGCCCGGCGATCCCGCGGTTGAGACGGCCCACGCAGCGGCGTCCGGCGCGGCGCAGGTCGTGGCCCACTTCATTCAGGATGTACAGAATGCCGTTGATGCGTCCCGCCAAATGCCGGACGCACTGAAGAAAGGATTGAGGGCCGTTAAGGCGGCCACTCCGATTAGCTAGCCTGTCCGCATTGCGGACAACATTTATCCGCTGGGCTCGGATTAGCCCAAGGAGAACGTATGCCAGAACCCACAGCAGTAGAGACCGACCAGTTTCTTGACGATCAGTTTGCGCCGCTGGACATGCGCGGCGAAGGAGCTTTCGCGGACCAGTTAGAACAGCTTGCGGCCGAGAATCCGGAGTTTGCCCCGCTGCCGGAACCCGGAGAGGAGCCCGCCACCCCGCCGGCCGAACCGGCCGCCGCGGCCCCCACGGAGCCCGTCGAACCGCAGCCCGAGATTCTGCAACTTGAGGACGGCAGTACCGTCACGATCGAGCGCACGGCCAAGAAAGGGTGGAAAGCCACTCTGCAAGATGCTGACGGTGGAAATTCCGAGCCATTCTACGGCGCCACGCAGATGGAGTTGCTGCAGCGCGTGGCGATCGGCAAACTCAATGCCACAAAGCAGATTCGGAAGCTGAACAGACAGGTAAAGCTCGGTACCGCACGCACTCGGCCGGCCGAGGCGCCGACACCAGCGCCCGTTCCGCAACTTCGAGAGTTGACCGCGGATGAAAAGTTTGCACTCAAGCAGGAGATGGCGAACGATCCGGATCTGGCAAACCAGAAATGGTTCCAGCAGAAGACGGGCATGACGTTGCAGGAACTGGTGACGCTGGCGAAAGAAGGAGCCACCCAAGGCCGAGCCGCCAACGTCTCTCTCATTACGGAAGCGATAGCCCGGGATTTTGTGGCACAGACTCCCGAATACTATCGAGACGACAAGGGAGCCAACGTCGTGGCTCTCGTTAGCTGGTTGTCGAAGAATCGTCTCAACCGGGCAATCTCGCCGGCCGAGACCGACGATGCCGTCAACGCATTGTACGAAAAAGGATTTTGGACTGTACAGGATCTCACGGAAGCATACGAAGATCTGAACGAAGCTGGATTGCTCGTTCAGGAGCCGGCCGAGAGTCCTGAAGACGAACCTGCGGTAGCACCTGCAGCCCCCGCGGCTGTTCCTGCTGCCACCCCGCCTACCAACGAGCGAATTGTTCGTTCGGTCAGGCGCCCGAGAGCGGGCTTGGGCCTTCGGCCTAGCGAGACGACATCTCGCACTGAGCCGGAAGCCGAAAAGCCGCCCTCTGTCGATGAGCTAGATAATCTTTCGGACAAGGCCATCTCGGAACTATTCTCCGGGACCCGCCGTCTGAAAAGTCAAACTCGGCGCTAGTACGATTTTGTTCGCAGACCGAGGTAACTCACATGGCCTATTCTCCGGCCTCTATTCTGACCTCTGGTTCGCTCCCCAACCTCGTGGCGATCTACTACGAGCGTCAGGCGGTTCCGAACCTGAAGGCGCAGACTCCGTTCCTGTCGATGACGAAGCAGAAACCGCTTCCCATCAAATCCGGTAATCAGATTCAGTTCTATACCTACGCCCTGTTGGCCGCCAACACGTCCCAGGCTCCGGAAGGTACGGTGCAGTCTCCGATCACCGAGTCGTCCACCAAGATCGTGGCGACGATCGGCCAGTACGCCGATTTCATCAACACGTCCGATCTGTCCATGGACGTGGCGATCGATGATCCGTCTCTGCTCCAGAACCTCTCGACCGAGTTGAATTATCGTCTGGCTCTCACGCTGAACTCCCTGGTGCAAGTCACCGCGGATGCGGCCGTGGGCGTGGACGGTACGGTCAACATCGAGTTGGCAAACGGAACTTTCCTGTCGGCCAACAACATCCGTTCCGCGACTCAGGGTCTGGCTGCTGTCAATGCCCGGCCGCTGACCAAGGATGGATATTTCGGTGGAGTCATCCATCCGAACGTCGTGCGCGACGTACTGAACGACACATCCGTCAACGGTCTGACCGACATCATCAAGCGGAACGCTTCGATGGTGGACAAACTGTTCGCTCCGCTCTCCAACGAGGAAGTGATCGAGTTTGCCGGCACACGCTTCAAGCAGACCACGACCGCTCCGTCCGGTACCGTCTCGGGTGTGACGAAGTACAACACCTACATCTTCGCTGACGATGCGCTTTTCTCCGTCTTCCTGGGCAAAAACCCCGAGAGCGGTGAAAAAAATTACAAGCTGATGATCCAGGAATCGCCTGCACAGGGCAGCGTCTCGGATCCGGCTCGTCAGATCGGTGGATGGGTGTCCTACAACGTGAGATATACCAACACGTTGCGGCCCGGCTCCACGATGACCATCCGTCGTCTGCAGAGCCAGACTTCATCCAGCTAACCTTTTCCAGAACGGGGGTGGGCGCATTGTCCGCCCCCGAATCTGCAACGAGTTCGCCCAACCTACGTGGGCCCCGCATTGGGGATCCCTAAATGGAAGGGCAACGGCCGCGGGTTAAGCCGGTCGAAAGACAAAACTCCGTACGCGGCATCCTGGCAGGGATGCTCACCCAAGCTCGCCGGCCGGCTGCCACAGGCTAGAGGGTTTGGGATAACTATCCGGGCGCCGGTGTCGGGTGAGTTGACGACTACATCCGCTGCAGAGCCGGCGCCATCTTTTCAGCCTGGAGGCACCCATGCACTGGGTACGCCGCTGCGGAAATTGCGGACGCCTCCTATACAAGGAATCTAGGTATTACAGCCTCAAGTGCATTTGTGGCTGGCTGTGGGATTAGCCGGCGTCGAACGAGCCGACCGTCGAGTTCATGAGCAAATGAAAGGAAACGACAATGGCTAAGACTTGTTTTGAAATTCGGGCCTACGGGATGATCGACGGCACGGACAACGCTTTCGCAGTCCTGGATGCCGCTGGCAACACTCTGCTGTCCGTCGATAGTACGGGCATTCATAGTTTGCTAGGGTCGGCGCTCTCCAAAACGCTGACTTCGCAGACTACCGAAGGCGATCTGAGCACGATCGACTTCACGACCGACAGCACGTTCCTGACTGGTACGAACATCACGTACTCCAGTGCGCGGGGCTCGGCCGCCCTGAAACTGACCGGTACGTGGTCGGCAGTGACGGGCGGGTACTCGAACATCTATTCGCTGGTCACAGCCTCCGGCGCCCTGAACGACGCGAACGGTGGGCCGATCGGGATCAAGGCGGTCGTCCAGGCCAACGGGGCTCTGACGGCGGCTGCCGGTATCTACGGCGCCCAGTTCATCGCCAAGCACAATCATGCGACCAACAAAGCCGCCAACGCGGCGCCCTTCATCGGCGTCGAGGGCGTGGTCACGCAGAACACGGCCGGTCAGATCGGCACGGGCATCGGCGTGAGTGCGGCCTTCCACATTCCTGCTGATGCGGCGGTATTCGACGGGGGCGCGGTGTTCCGTGGTCTGCAAGTCGCGTGCGACAACTCTAGCTCCAACAAGGCGTCCGAAGAGTCGGGCGTCTGCATCTGGAACTTGGCGGGCACGCAGGACAACATGATCATCGGCGTGAACAGCGGAAGTGGATTCACCAATTTCGCGAACCTGCCGGATGATGGTGCGCCTGCGGCATCTACCTGCTCGTCTGTCAGTGCCATCGGTACCAAGGGCTACATCAAGGTTAAAATCGGGGCCGCCACCCGGTACATCGGTCTGTCCGAGACCATGACTTAATTGCGGTTCCACTCGAACGGAGTCCCCAGTTAGCAATGGTAAGTATCTATATCATTGTCAACACGATAAACGGAAAATCCTATGTTGGAAAGACTGGTAAATCTCTCACATCTCGGTGGCGCGAGCATATAAACATTGCGCGATTAGGCACTAGACGATATCTTTCCAGTGCCATTCGAAAATATGGCCCCGAAGCTTTCGAGATGTGGGAGATCGACCGAGCCGAAACACACGAAGCGGCCTCACTGAAAGAGATGAAGTGGATTGCGATTCTTCGGACTTATAAGAGAGAACAAGGATACAATCTTACTCTCGGCGGGGACGGGGCCGTAGGTCGGAAAAATAGTCCGGAAACAAACGCCAGATTAAGTGCTGCTCAGACGCGAAGATGGAAGGATCCCGACGCTCGCGGAAAGCAGAGTCGGTCTTTGAAACAAACATTTAGCGATCCTAAGTATCACGCAGAAAGATCGGCCCGCGTAAAGCGGCAGTGGTCGGATCCAATGTTTCGTGCCAAGATGATGTTGGCTCACCAAAAGAGCAAAATCGATAAGTGTTTCGTGCCAAAATGATGTTGGCTCACCAAAAGAGCAAAATCGATAAGGACCAAAAATGATCATTACACGTGACCTACTTACTGAGCGCCGCCAGCTTTTCACCGCCCAGCGGGATAAGCTGGTGGCCACTCTCAACGCCTGTCATGGGGCCATCCAGGATGTCGAGCAACTGCTGGCCGTCCTGGATGCGCCGGAACCCGAGCCGGGAGTCCTGGTGATCGATCCCAAAGATACTGTGGGGGTCATCTAATGGACAACTACATTGCTAGTCTGACGCCCGAAGCCCTGCGTGACCTCGCCCGCAATCACGCAGCCCGGCCGGAATATCGGCGGGCGGCCGCCGAACGGCTGGTCAAACTTGAACACCGCCACGCGGCGCACCCGGAAGTCGCGGCCGTGCTGGCCCGCGGGGGATACGGGGAGCCGTCGCTGGAAGACTTTGTGCCAGCGGAAGATGTCGCCCCGGAACCCAGTCCGGAAAGCGGACAGGAATTGGGTCCGTTCAAAGCGTCGTTTACGACCGCGGACCTGATGCAGGACGGTCAGATGGTCGATCTGGACGAAGACGAGCCCGCACTGGAATCAGATGGCAAAAATTAGCACACTCACAGGGGAAGTGGAGGAGTCCACACTGGTGAAAGTTGTATTGCACGAGCGCGTTCCGTGCGGGCTAAGTCAAACGACTACCTACTATTCTCCTAATTGGGTTACGAAGCGGATTCCGTTGTTTGCGGTTAAGTGGCTGCCGGCGTCCTGGCGCGGAAAGCTGGTTAGACAGGATATCACGATCGTCGTGAAACGGGGCCTTTCGGCCTTCGGAAAAGGGAAGATCTAACAATGGCTATCACGCAGGCTGTTTGTAATTCGTTCAAAACGGAAATTCTGACAGCCATACACGATTTCACTAACGGGACCGGCCACACATTTAAGCTGGCCCTCTACACGTCCTCGGCGGCCGTGCTAGATAAAAACACGACAGCCTACGCCACCAATCCTGGCGGCGGGGGTAATACAGAAGTGGGCGACTCCGGCACCTACTCGGCCGGCGGCGGG